AATGTGTTATCGGGTAAAGGCGAATCAGGTGTGCGTTCACAAGGACATGCCAGTCAGTTAGCCCGTCTTGGTAGTTCCAGAGCCAAGAAAAGAGCTTTAATTGTCGAGGATAGCCTTGAAAAAGTGGCAACCTTGTATTTGAAAATAATGAAACATTATGATAATACTTACTTTACAGATGTAGACGGAAAACCGTTTATTGCTGAACAATTTACCAATGATTTTGTGGTAAAAGTCGATGCGCACTCCAATAGTCCGATTTTTACCGAAGATTTAAAACAATTAGCATTTAATTTATTTAAAGCACAAGCAATTGATAAAGAATCTCTGTTAGACTTATTAGAACCACCAATGAAGCAACTTTTAAAAGATAGATTGAAACAAAAGGAGGAAAAAGAAAAGATGAATCCTCCTCAAGCAAAAGAAACAACAAAACCAAAAATGGATGAATAATGGCACAAGGCACCGTGGCACCCAAAGCAGATCAACCAAGAGTGACAACCGAGTCTCTCAAACGAAGTGACTCTGCGCCGTCCATGCAGTACAAAACAACAGGTATTAAAAGTTTTAATCGTAGTGCTCGCAAAGACTACGGTGGTCGCGCAACAAGGGGATAGATAACTAGGAGAGCATGATGGCTAAGAGAAAAAGTCGCAAAAGTTGTCGTTAAGAGTTTCCCGTGAGAAGGAAAGGGTGTTGGCTGCCAGCCCTAATTGGTGGACGCTATCGCAACAGGAGCTTACCATGCGTAAAGGAAGAAAAGGTCGTAAAGGTCGTAAGTAATCCGCAAGGATCTTACGGTTTGACCGTTTAACCTCCCTTGGGGGGTGGGAATAGAAATATTACCCCCTACTTGACATTTTTNAAAAAAGGTTTAATCTTTCTTGTAATTAGATAGGAATTTAAAATGAGCATGCCCCCCGATCAGTTGATGAGCTTGTTAAAAAACCAAAAGGACAAAGCGACTCCTACGGGAACTCCACCCGTGCCAGAATCAGGCGGTGGCATGTCAGATCCTTCTGCTCCTCCAATGGCTTCACCCATGTCTACCCCCGAACCAAAGATGGGTGAACGGGAAGCATCATTACTCAATATCTCCATGGCAATGGATTTATTAGAACAAGCCTTGCCAGCTCTCGGTAGTGAATCCGAAGAAGGACAAAAGGTCTTAAACGGTATTCGTACCTTGACCACCATCTTGGGCGCAAAAAAAGCAAAAGTAAATTCGTTGCAACCAACGGAAATTATGCAAATGTTACAAAATTTACCTCAAGCGGGCGGTGCTACACCTGAAGGTAAAGCAATGCAACAAGCACCATTAATTCCTGGCATGTCACCTGGTGGTGCGCCTCCTCCTCCAATGCCTCCAATGGGCGGTGGGGCTGGTGGTCTTCCGCCTGGTCTGCCACCACCACAACCTATGTAAAGGAAATAAAATGGAACTTTTTAAACCAAGAGGTGCAGCATCTCCAAGAAGACCAACTGACAACAATCAGAAAAATGGTCAAATTGTTAATACTCCCCGCTTTTCGCAGTTTGGCGGTTTAGATGGAATCAGCAAGGGTGGTTATAAAAATCAAATGACCACATCCAGACCTGGTGACACGAAAAAAGTTATTTAAACCAATAGGGGATAAATATGTCTTTAGAAGATCTATCATTCGAACAACGTGATGAGTTAGCCATGTTAGCCAAGCAATTGGCTGACAACCCAGAAACAAGGGAAAACTTTTTACGTTTGACCAAACAAGTTAAGCCAGACTTAACGATTCCAGAACTCGCTTTAAAAGATGATTTAGCTAGACAATTGAAAGTGTCGCAAGACAGTTATCAAAAGTTAGAAGCAAAATTTAAACATAAAGAACAGATGGAAAACTTACAAGAACTTCGTAATCGTTTAGTTGAAGACGGCAAAGCATCTAAAGCCGACATTCCAGAGATTGAAAAATTAATGGTAGAAAGACAAATTAACGACCACGAAACTGCTGCTGATTATTTTAGATGGATGAAGCAAGCAGCAACACCGACTTCTGATGCGTCGATGGGTTACAATCCAAACGTAATGAAGAAATTTAACCTTGAGTCATTTATGAAGAATCCAATTCAAGGGGCAAGAAATGAAGCAGCACAGGCGCTAGTAGATTTGCAAAAAAATCGCAGACCTATTGGTATTTAATAGTAAGTAGGGGATATTTACACTAGGAGTTGATTATGCCAATAGGCGGAGGAATAGTACCAGCTTCGGGTAGTGCGCAATATAACGAATTAACCTACGTTACTAGACGTGCATTTGTCCCTAAGATGGTCGTACAGTTATACAATAGCACACCACTCATGGCAGCATTGATTGGCAACAGTCAACAAGCCTCTGGTGGTGTTTCTCAAATCTCAGTACCCGTACAAGGTGCGCCATTTGTTAATGCGCAGTGGTCAGACTACTCTGGTAGTTTCACACAACCTTCAGTACAACAAGGTGCGTTCTTATCAGAATTTAACTTGAAATTGATGATTTCACCCGTACCGTTTTTAGGTATGGAAGGTGCAGTTCAACAGGACTATGCAATCATTCCATTGATTGAAGCCCGTATGAACGATACAACCAACGTCATGCTTGATGCAATGGCAACTGCGTTGTACACCAACACAACTAATACACAACAGTTTATTGGTTTGCCAGGTGCAATTGATGACGGTACCAACTTAGCGACTTACGGTAACATTAATCGTTCTACTTACGGCTGGTGGAAATCAAAGGTATATAACGCTGGTAATGCAAACCCAACTCGTCAAAACGTGTTGCAGTACATTTCTGGTACAGTAAAAAATGGTGCAGAAGTTCCAACGTTTGGTGTGTGTGGTTTTGGTACATGGACATTATTGGCTCAAGACTTCGTAGGTCAAGAACAGTATGTGATTACTCCAGGTCATGCGTTTGATGGCGATAGCAATGGACCACAAGCTGCGTTCAGAGCGTTGATGGTTGCTGGAGTTCCAATTTATCCAGACCCATATTGCCCAGAAGGTACGATGTACTTTATTAACTCAAATTACCTCAGTTTATACATCCATGATCAAGGATCATTTGTGTTTACAGGCTTTGAGTCCACTTTACCGAACTGGCAGATTGGTTATGTTGGTGCAGTGTTAATGATTGCGGAATTAGTTTCTGTTAAGCCGAAATCAATGACTCGTGTCACTGGTTATAACTCAATTTCACTATAAGGAGCGTATAACATGGCACTCGGTCTAAATAAAATCTTATTAGCAAATGCGAATACCAACACTCCTGGCGCTTACCCGCAAACGGTAGTGATTTCTGCAATNGGTATTGGTAATACTTCCTCNATGAACGCTGGTACATTAGCTGCTCANTANGTTCCCGCTGGTTTGTATATNATGCCAATTACTGCTGGTGGTAACGTAGCGATTGAAGTNAATAGTGGAACCAACAACAACGTTTGGGCAACTTATATTGCTTCTAACTCTGGCGGTACGGTTCTTTCTGACGGATACAATGTGCGTGCAAATGCAACCGTTTCTAATCAGACATTAACTATGTACACTGTAAACGGTGGTCAAAACGTTTCTTCTACTTTTGTAAGTTAAGGAGAAAAAAATGGCTAATCCAGAATCAGTTGCACAGTTTACCCTTGATGCGTTTAGCAATGGTCGGCTTGCAGTTATTCGTGCAACTCCATTAAATACAGGGGGTAATGCCGTTATTGCCCTTCCTTTATTAAGTGGTGGTTTAACCAATGGTGGTGCAACGGCTAACTCTGGTGGAGTGATTGTTCGTAGAGTGACAATTCAAAACCCAAGTGGAAACGTGGCTGCTGCAAATATTTCTATTTCTGCAACCAATGATAATGCCAACGTCATTGTATCGAATGTGGTTTTATCAACTTTATCGACCACGGGTAAGTATCAAGATTTAACACCCGCAGCTCCTTATACCAACACCGCCGTATCGGGTGTAGTAACGCAAGCATTGTATGTAAACATTAATACACCATCTGGCAACGCTAATACCGTTGATATTTGTGTGTATGGTGACGTAGTAAGTTTTTAATATTTGTTTGGGGATTCAATGACGACTGTATTTATAACAAATAACACGGATCACGAAGTCTGTGATGGCTATGATGGCAAATTTTACGATTTCCCAAAAGGAGAGTGCGTGGAAGTGCCAATAGAAATTGCAGTCCATGTTTTTGGTTATGAACAGGAAGACAAAAAACCATATTTGACTCGTTTAGGATGGGTAAAGAGTGGAGTAGATTATAAAGAAGGATACAAACTTCTTNCTCTAGTTGATATTCAAATTGAACGACCAAGAAAGAACCAATCGTTATCCCCGTTGGTGGAGAGAGTACCCTTGCCTGACTCACATCAAGCGAGGGGAAAAATCCTCAAAGCAGTTTAAACTATGAATACAACATGGCAACCTTACAGAGCTATCTCACCGATGTTCAACGATTGTTGCACGATGCCAACCTTAATTTCTATACTCAGCAACAATTAACTGACTACATTAATTCGGCAAGGGAGCGTGTGGTTCGTGACACAGGGTGTTTACGACAAATCGCAGTAACCCAAGTGCCGTTTATTGCTGGCGGGACACCGACTGCGTGGGTGGCAAACGCTACCGTGACTGCTGGACAATTTGTTTTCAGTAACATTTTTATTTATCAATATGTCACGGGTGGAACAAGTGGCTCAAGTGCGCCACCGTACCCAGCCTCCAACAACAACAATTATAGTAATTACCCACCTTCTACTGCGTTTGCAGACGGAACGGCAACGTTGTTATATGTAGGAAATTGCGAGATTATTACTTACGAAAATTTATCGTCTATTTTGGCAACCATGCCGTTGTCGATTTCGTCTGGCAATACCGTGCTTGATGTTCTTAATATTAATCTGTATTGGGGCAATACACGGGTGCCTCTTGACTATGCGCAGTGGTCAGAATTTAATGCAAAATTGCGTTTTTGGCAAAACTACATTGGCAGACCTTTAGCTTTTAGTATTTACAGTCAAGACCGCATTTATTTAGGACCAGTACCCGATCAAACTTACCAAATTGAAGTGGATTGTGTAGTGTTGCCTAATGCTTTGAGTATTACAACACCAACTGCCACGGATTCAATTAATGATCCGTACAGTTCAACAGTCAAGTTTTACGCAGCCTATTTAGCAAAATATTATGAGCAGTCATTTGGTGAAGCAGAAATTTATAAACAAGAATACACAAATCAAATCCGTGCGGTATTGAACTCTGTATTTACAAGACGGATACCGACCATGTATGGCTCAGGAATGTAAATGGCAAGCGCAGAACAAAAGAAATCTTACAAGGTTGTTAAGTCATTTAAAAGCCTTAACACCAAAGCCAACCGTACATCTATTGAAGATAGTGAATTTAGTTGGCTCGAGAATGTACAACCCATTGGTTATGGCAATTTAAAAATTATCCCAACAGTGTCCAATGCGCTCAATGCAACGGGCAACATTGTCACATTTAGCAGTACAGTCACTACTTTTGCCTCCATCAATTTAGGTCAATACGATTATGTGGTTGGTTTTGAAAACAATGGCGCAGCTCAATATTACAATGTACAAACTTTAGCAACAGGAAATGTGGCGGTTGCGGGAACGTTTTCCAACTCTGGAATCAATTACTCACAATATAACAATGATCGAATGTTGATTCTTGACCCGAGCAAAGGGTTGTTTAGTTGGGATGGAAATAATACGGTTTCAATTGGTTCGATTGGTACAATTGCTTTAACAAGTGCGGGTAATGCTTATACTTCGGCACCCACAGTAGTGATTTCTGCTCCAGACCAAGTGGGCGGAACACAAGCCAATGCCGTAGCAACAATTTTAAATGGCAATGTCAGCACCATCAATTTATTAACAGGTGGCACAGGCTATACCAATGGCTCAAACGTAACAATTACCTTTTCGGGTGGTGGTGGCTCTGGTGCGTCAGCGATTGCGGGGATTACTACATTTGCCACAGGTACATTGTCTTTTGCCGTTGTGAGTGGTGGTTCGGGTTATACCAATACGGCAAATACGACTATTTCGTTTACGGGAGGTGGTGGCACGGGTGCAGTAGCTAAAGCCATTGTCCAAGGCAATGCCATTACTCAAGTCATCATGACCAACAACGGTACAGGCTATACCAATGCAGCCAACATTGCAGTCACGATTACGGGTGCGGGTGGCAATACGGCAGTTTTACAACCAATTGTTTCAAACAATCAAAACGTGGGTGTGGCGACATTTAGTGGTCGAGTGTGGGTAGCACAAGGCAGAACTGTTTATTACTCGGCAGCGGGCTTTTATAGCGATTTTACAAGCGTTTCTGCGGGGTCATTGACTTTAACCGACTCTACGTTGCATGGAAACTTAATACAAATATTAGCAGCCAATAACTTTTTGTATTTGTTTGGAGATGATTCAATTAACGTGTTTTCGGATGTAAGGGTAGTAACGGGTGGGCTGACTATTTTTACCAACACCAACGTATCGGCATCTGTAGGCACCAAACGAGCTAATGCCATTTTTCCTTATTTTAGATCTGTTCTTTTTATGAACGATTACGGGATGTATGCGTTGGTAGGTTCAACCACATCGAAGTTGTCTGACAGTTTAGACGGCATGATTCCAAACATTGATTTTGCTAGTCCTATTTATGCTGGACAAGTGCTTTTAAATAATATTTTGTGTGCAGCGTTTAACTTTAGGTACTATGATGCAAATTTTTCTAAAGGCTATCGGTATATTCAAGCGGTTTTTTTTGAAAAGAAATGGTTTATCACCTCGCAAAACGACAATCTGGCTTACATCGCCACGGTTCCCGTTAGTGGAAAAATCTCGTTATTTGGCACGGATGGTACGACTTTGTATCGTTTGTATAACGACAACATTAATAATATACCGACAATTGTTCAAACGGCATTGATGCCAATGGAAGACAATATTCGAACCAAACAAGCCTTAAAAATTGGTATTGAAGGAACAAATATTAATTCTTCCGCTATTTTGAATGTCACCGTAGATAGTGAAACGGGTAAGAGTCCAACCATTGTGTTGTCAAGCGTTATTACTTGGCAAAACAGTAATTTTCAGACAATTGGGTGGATAAACGCATCTAGTACTTTGATTTCATGGTTGACAAGCGGATACACGTTATATAAGTCTGACGCACAACAGTATGGTAAATATCTTGGAATGACAATACAATCTAGTAACGAGCCAGGCTTTGCTTATAACGGTTTTGAATTTGAACACGAACTAAGAACGAGGTTTTAAATGGCAGTCCCCTATACATTTTCTACGGCATCGCAGTCAATTCCTTTGGCGCAATTAGACTCGAATTTTGCCACACCTATTACTCTTGGACAAACTACGGCTGCCCTTGGTCAAACCGTCACAACCATCACAGGCTTAACTCTTGCCAACGTGAATATTACAAGTGGTAACGTAGTTGCAAACGCATCTGGAAATATCACTTTTGGTAATACGACTGTTGGTCTTGGTAATTCATCTTCTAGTATAGGTAATTTAACATTAATAAATGCTAACGTTTCTACTGGTGTAATTGGATCAAACGTTACCGCAACAACACAAACATTAACCGATAACTCTGCAAAAATTGCAACAACTGGATTTATTAAAAGTCAAAAGTTTGGTTTAGGAATATCAGGCGAAACTTGGCACGATGTATCTGGATCAAGAGCTTTTAATACAAACTATACAAATAGCAATACATATCCAATATCAGTCTGTGTTTCTTGTGTATTTGCTTCCGCTGCGTCAATTACAGGGGTAGTAAGCGGTGCAAATATTATCTTTTCTGGATTTCATGCAGCAACGGAACAAGGTAATATCTCTTTTATTGTTCCATCGGGCGCAACGTATCAAGTAACAAGTGTGGGTAGTTTATCTTCCGTATTATGGACGGAGCTTTATTAAATTATGGACAATCAAACAATCTTTAATGTATTAATTTCTGCGTTAGGAGTTTTGGCTCTGTGGATATTAAACGGTATCAGCAACAAAATTAAAGACCTTGAAGATGACAACAAAGATTTGCCACACTACTACGTTTCGAAAGAAGATTATCGAAGTGATATATCCGACATTAAGCAAATGTTAAATAAGATATTTGATCG